TAAGCGGAGACGGGCCGCAATTGACTATTGACGCTAAGTTATCCACAGTGGCACAATAGCCAAATGTCGCCCAAACCAATACAGACTGACAAGCTAAAAGCTATCGGCATAGATGCCATATGCGCAAGGATAGCGAGAGCAGAGTTTTGCAGCACAATCGCTAAAGACATCGGCGTGAGTGACGCTACATTGTCGCTGTGGCTTAATTCTGACGACAATATTAAAATGTACGTGCGTGCGCGCGAAGCCCAGGCCGACAAGTTTGCAGAGGACATCATCCAGATAGCTGACGATGGCGCTAATGACAGCTATAAGGATGACGAGGGGAAAAGCATTACAAATCAAGATGTTATCGCCCGTTCACGCTTGCGGGTTGACGCTCGGAAATGGCTAGCTTCAAAGATGGCCCCTAAAAAGTACGGTGAAAAGCTGGAAATTGCAGGCGACCCGGCAAACCCGCTCAAAGTGCTAGCGGCAACAATGTCAGATGCTGACCTGGCCCGGATAGCATCAGGACAGCAGTGACACCACAGCAAGCCGCTGCAACCTTGTTAGACCGACGCGAATGCAGGCGCAGTCTGAGCCACTTTGCCAGCCGTGTCCCGGTGCCTGGCTCGCCCATTGATGATGCGGACGAAGCTGCCAGAATCCCGCTAATCGAGTCAAAACAGGCCGCGCACCATAAGCTGATTCTTGATGCGATGCAGGCTTGCATGGAGACTGCACACGGGCGACTGATGATTATGGCCCCGCCTGGCAGTGCTAAAAGCACATACGCAAGCGTAGTTGCCCCGACATGGTACTTAGGCACACAACCTAACAGGCGCGTGATTCTGGCAAGCTATGGCGATGACCTGGCTCGCAGGCATGGCCGCAGGACTAGGCAGCTGGTCAAAGCGCCGGAAACCATCGGCATCCTACAAAGCACACTATTAGAGGATAGCCGCGCCGCTGATGAATTCGGGCTAACCAATGGCTCGGAATACATCGCCTGCGGCATTCTGGGTGGCGTGACTGGCTCACGCGCTCACGTTCTAATCATTGATGATCCGGTAAAAGGCCGGGAACAGGCTGATTCGCAGGTGGTGCGCGATAGGACAATGCAGGCATATGAGGATGACCTGCTAACCCGGCTAATCCCTGGCGGCTCCGTGATTGTGATTAATACAAGATGGCACCAAGACGATATATGTGGGCGCATCCTGCCTGCTGACTGGTCTGGACAATCCGGCTTAATTCCATGCCGCGACGGTAATACATGGAACGTGCTATGCCTGCAGGCTGAGTGTCAGACCAACAGCGACCCGATGAAACGCGAGATTGGGCAGATGCTTTGGCCCGAGTGGTTTGACGATAGGCACTGGGCGCAATTCAGGCTAAACCGTCGCACCTGGGCGAGCTTGTACCAACAAAGGCCAGCACCTGATGACGGTATCCTGTTTAGGCGTGCCGATATGGCGACCTATGACGCGCTTCCCGAGGATTTGACCATCATTGGGGCAAGTGACTATGCGGTAACGCCGGACGGTGGCGACTGGACTGAGCATGGCATTATGGGCATTGACCGGGACGGCACTGAATACCTGATTGACTGGTGGCGTGGGCAAACTGGGCCGGAAACGTGGATTGAAAAGCAGATAGACATGATTGCTAAACACCGGCCATTGGCGTGGTTTGGTGAGACTGGGCCGATTCGCAGGGCAACCGAGGGCAGGCTAAGGCAACGCATGATTGACCGTAACTCGATGGTCAGGCTGGAATGGCTCCCGGCTATCGGCGGTAAGGACTCGGATGCGCGGGCAGGCTCAATCATCGCGGTTGCAGGCATGGGCAGGCTGATGTGGCCGCGTGCTGCATGGGTGGGTGAACTGCAGAGGCAATGCCTTGTTTTCCCGGCTGGCTCGCCTGATGACGGCGTGGATACCCTCGCTTTGCTTGGCCGTGGCGCTGACACAATCGGACGGAAAAAGGTCAAGAAAGAGGTGCGCGAAGTGCAATATCAATCCCACGGACAAAGCTGGATGACATGAGACGCGGCAAATATAAACACGGCGCAGCGAGTTGCAAGCTGGCCTATTCCCAGGCGCTACCGGCTCACATCCGGGGCAATGTGCTTGAGATTCTGAGCCTTGAGACGCCGCCAGAAAGCAGGGGTAAAGGCCACGCAAAAGGCTTAATTGCTGATATTTGTTTACAGGCCGATGCAAATAGGATTACCCTATTGGCCATGCCCAAGCCATTTGGGGAATTGGGACTAACCCTTACCGGGTTGGTTTCTTTCTACAAAAAGGCTGGTTTTTTTTGCATTCAGGATAGTCCTAGCCTATTGATGGCCCGCCCACCATTGAGGAAATAAATGGCAAAGCCGGAAGATATCGTTACTGAAGCAAAGAAACGCTTTGAGCGGGCAAAAAGCTATTACAGCCCGCTTCGCGTATTGGCCGAAGATGATACCCGCTTCGCAATGGGCGATAGTGACAACGGCTGGCAGTGGCCACAGGATATCTCCACAGACCGGAATATCGGCAAGCGTGTGTGCCTGACCATCAACACCACAGCACAGCACTGCAATCAGGTTATCAACGATATTCGCAGGAATAGGCCAAGCTGCAAGGTTTCCCCGGTTGACGATGGCGCCGATAAGAAAACGGCTAACCTGCTGGCTGGCCTGATTCGCAACATCCAGGCATCAAGCAATGCAGACGACGCGCATGATGTGGCCGCAGAGCATGCCATCTATGGTGGAGAGGGCTATTGGCGCATCATCACTGAATACGAGACAGAAACGAGCTTCGACCAGGCTATCTCTATCAAGCCCATTGTGAACCCGAACCGGGTTTATATCGACCCTGACGCCAAAGAACTGGACAAGTCAGACGCCGAATGGGGCTTTGTTTTCGAGAATCAGTCAAAAGAATCGTTCAAGCGCGAATATCCCGACATTGACCCGTCATCGTGGATTGATGATAAACAGGGCTGGATCGATGACGAAACCTTCGTCCGGGCTGAGTATTTCTACTGCGAGTATGAAAAGGACACGCTAGTATTGCAGGCTGACGGCTCGACTGTGCTGAAAAGCGAAGTGCCTGACGCCGTTGGAAAAGAGCGTAAGACTACCCGCAAAGTGTGGCATCAATGCATTATTGTGGGCGGGCATCCTGAGCCACTGGACGAGACAATCTGGGTTGGAAAGTATCTGCCTATCATCGCGGCAGTCGGCAAAGAGGTGAACGTTAACGGGTTGATTGTGCGCAAGGGCCTGGTGCGCGACCTGAAAGACCCGGCCCGCATTGTCAACTATGCCTATAGTGAGACAGTCCAAACCCTCGCACTGCAAAACAAAATCCCTTACATCGCAGCGGCTGAGGCGATTGACGGCTTCGAGAATGATTGGAAATCGGCCAACATGCAGAACGCTGCATATCTGCCGTTCAATGCGTATGACGATAGCGGGAACCAGTTGCCAGTCCCAAAGCGGCAAGATCCCGCCGTCATGCCAGCGGCGCAGATACAACTGCTTGATCTTTCCCTCGCTCAAATGCGCGGCGTTTCTGGTCAACAGAATGCTAACTTCGGCATCAAGAGCGAGGCTCAATCCGGCATCGGCATTCAACGCCTGAAAACACAGGGCGAGACTGCGACCTTTCACTTTCCTGACAACCTGGCGCGTGCGCTGAAATACGAAGCAAAGCAGCTAATTGACCTTATCCCAAAGATTTACACACGCGAGAAAATCATTCGGATTATGGGGCTTGACGGTAAAGACTCTCATGCCACGATTGACCCGAATCTGCCCGCTGCGCACCATGAAATCGAGACGGATAACGGATTGGAGGAGATATTCAATCCAACGGTCGGACGGTATGACGTAGCGATTGACACCGGGCCTAGCTTCCAGACCCAAAGGCAAGAGAGCGCCGCCGCGATGGTGGAATATGCCAAGGCTTATCCTCCCTTGATGCAGATTGCTGGTGATATTGTGATGCGCTCCAATGACTTCCAGAACGCAGAGGAACTTGCAGACAGGTTTGAGAAAACCCTGCCGCCTGGCCTGCTTGGAACGGGCAAGGGCGACAAGGCACAGCTTGCCCAGGCTACCCAGCAGCTACAGCAAATGCAGCAGCAAATGCAGGAAATGCAACAGCAGGGCATGATGCTGGAACAAGAGAATGCGCAGTTGAAATCTGGCGAACAAACCAAAGCCATGCAGATTCAGGCCAAGCAGGACGAGGTGCAAATGCACGTCGCCGCCAAGCGTGAGGAGTATCAGCTTATCTCTGCTGAAAAGCAAAAACAGATTGACGCGGAACTACAGGCCGCACGCGAGAAAGCACAGCTAGATGCCGAGGTGGCGATTGAGAAAGCCCGGATTGATGCGCAGACGAAAAAAGAAATCGCAGTTATCTCCGGTGCTGCTGACAAGGAAATCGCCGCCATGACAGCTATTGGTGAAAGCACACCAGAGGAAGAGGCCGAATTTAAGGCAATGGAAAAGCCGTCCCGCAAGGTCATCACGATTCAAGCGCCGTCTGGTGGTGTGTACACAGGCACTATTGAGGAATCAAACGATGATTGACACCATTAAAGGCCCGATGCCTGAAGATCAGCTAGAAAAGCGCTCTGGAGCTTTTGAGAACGACAACGAGCGCACGACGTGGGTTGAATACTGGCACGAAGGTGAATTGGTTCACCGTTCGGCGCACGTTGACTTGAAACATGGCGTTGTGTCACTGTTGACGCAAGGCGCATTCGCATAAGGAAAAGATATGGCTAATACGCAAGCGTTTGTAACTTCGGCCAAAGTTGAATTGCTTAACGCAAACCATCAATTCGGTTCGCCCACAATCACCAGCCGCGGCAGCTTAACGGCTCCAACTGCGGACACGTTCAAAGGTGCGCTGTACTTTGCTACGGCAACGCTGAATGCCTCGACCACTGCCTACAGTGCAACGGGTGAAGTGGCAAATAGTGGCAGTTATACGGCTGGCGGCATCGCATTCACCATGGGCACAGCTCCTAGTAGCTCTGGCACTACTGGCTTTGTAACGCCGTCTACAAGTTGGACGACTGGCGCAAGTTTTAGCGCTGCTGCATTCGACACAATCCTGATGTACAACAGCACGCAATCGAATAAAGCCTTTGCAGTGTTTACGTTCGGTTCGCAGACGATTGTGGCCGGTACGTTCACCCTGACCATGCCTACCAATGATGCAACCAACGCCCTTATCCGCATTGCGTAATCAGTACGGCAAGCCATTCGATGAATTGGATGCTGCAATGATTGGCGCTGCAATTACTGCCAAAGGGATAACCGGTGGTTATGCGGTTATCACCGAGGATGGCGTGCCCATGATGGGCTTTATGCCTAATGACGGCAAACGTGAATATACGATTGTCGCAACCGGGTGGAATAAATAATGGCATACGGCACAGCACCCACAAGCGGCGGTACTGGCGACGCCATTACTACCGATACCATTGCCACGATTGATGGCGGTGGCGGTACGTTTGGCGAAGCGCAGATTGTCAAGGTAGCCTACGGTGCGACTGGGGATGCGAACGTCGTATCAGCTACCCAACCCTTCCCGATTTCGCTCGCTGCCAGCACGTTCGTTTTCAGCACGGTAAATACAAGCGTCGCGCAGCTTGCCGCAGGTGCCAGCTTTACCGGCACGATTGAGGCTATCCCTAACCAGCCGGCCGTATCTGTGCTGCTTGCGAGTGACCAGCCAATCATCCTGTTTGTAGAGCAGTTTATCGACGCTGCTGGTGTATTTGCTGCACCGATCATCTACACCAACCCGACGATGATTGCCGCCAACGCTGGCACGTCGTTCTCATTCCCTGCAAACGGTAACTACATCCGCATCAGGGCGCGTAATGCTGGTGGCGCGACGACGACAACGTTCAACATCAATACCGCGTTTGGCAACTTGATGCCCGCCACTGCCAAGGGCAACTTGCCCACGTCAATCAATGAGATTGGCGGCACGGTTGTAACGGGTACTTTGCCGGTAACGCTGAGCGCACCTGACATTGGCCTGACGGTGCGCGACCAGACGATTCAAGACGCACAGACTGGTGCCTACCCCCTGGGCGTCACGCTCAAAGGCGACGCGGGTGGCCCGCTGGATGGTGTGGCGCTGCTAGATGAACTGGTGCAGGGGAATTTCCAGATTCCAGTGAAGACGCCGGATATTGCCAAGGATGGATTGAATGCCGGGCTTTTGCTGGCTGACTCAAAGATATTCACCGTTCCTGTGGTGTCCGCGCCGACCGCTGGCACTGTATTGTTGATTGTTGACACAACTGGATATAACAGTATTACAGTTTCTGCGGATGCTACCGTCAGTTTGGCAGTTGCGGGTTCCTCTTCAAACGTCCAAACCACTCCATCAGTGTCTTGGACGGCAACGCCTGGATTCTGGGTATCAAATGGTTCAGCGCAACAGGTTGGAAATACTGGCGGTAGCACTGTTGGCACAGCCCTAAACCAAAACTCGGGTAATTCGACTTCGCTAATTTTCCCGGTTGTCGGACGTTATTTCAAATTGCAAGTTGTTTCTGGCGCAGGCCCTGTGACATTGACGGTTGCACTTAGAACAGCACAGGCGCCACTTACATTCCCGGTAAATACGCAGCTTTTAATTGCTGCGGGGCAAGGCGTTAGTGCTGGAACGCAGCAGGCGGCAATCAGTGGCGGCGGTATTCTTACTCTTTCTAGGGCGAGAACCACGCTTACAAGTGTTCTTGGTGATAATGTCGGAAGCTATCCGACGCTTACAAACACTGGCGCGACGGTAGTTGAAAAACACGCCGTTCCTGAATTGACGTGGAACTATGCGCCTCCGGCCGCTGGTTTGCTCAATACCACAGTCGCCGTAACGGTGAAGGCCGCAGTTGCTGCACAACGTGGGAATATCTCCACTATGGACTTGTGGAGCGAGGCGCTCACTACCGCAACTGAATTCGCTATCCGTGACGGCGCGGCGGGAACGGTACTTTACCGAACAAAGATCGCTACAGGTGGCTTACTGCAAGGCCGCCATGTCATTTTTGACCCGCCACTTCGTCAGGCCGCTGTCAACACGCTAATCGAGATCGTCACGCTCACTGCCTCTGGAGCCGGGGCTGTGTATTGCAACCTCTCTGGCTTCATGTCCAACTAACTTTTAGGAGATTCTCATGCCTTCACTTCAACTTGGCAACAACGCCACCAGCCTTCCCGGCTTGGCAAAAGCAACTAACAGCAACGGCGTGTTCCCGAACGGCCAGTTCGGTGAAATGCTCATGTCGGAACTGATGCCCCAATACTACAGCTTGCTCAAAGCAGGCAAGGTATTCGGCATCGCAGGCTCCGGTAACGTCACTGCCTTCACGGGTGGTGCAGCCGGTACGCCCCTGCTTGGTATCTGGAACCAGCCCGGCTCCCAGGTGGACATTGTGCCCATCGCAATGCGCGTTGCCGTGCGTACTACGGGTACGGCTGCTGTTGCGGTGGACTTCGGTTTCTACGCAGCGCAGCAAGGTAGTACGGCCATCACTGGCACACAGACTCAAGCGCGTAACCAGTACACGCTCAACGCCTCCGGCTCTGCTGCTTATTGCATGGTGAACGTGGCAAATACGGCTGCTGTGGCTTCGACCTTGCTGCTGCCGTCTGTGTCTGTCGGCCTGACGGCCGCAACCGCTGTAACCAACGTTAGCAACTTGTCAGACGAACTGAAGGGCCTGGGCATCCTCGCCCCAGGTGGCTATCTGGCTTGGGGTGGTTCTACATCGACCACGGCGGCAACGGTTGACTTCGCACTGATCTACGCTGAAATCGCAGTCTGACCATGAACTACGACGGCTCTAAAGTCGGCGTGCCTTATTCGCGAGTAGTCCGCTTCTGGGTGGACTACCCGGATGATGGGCCGCCGATGCTGACTGTTGAGCAGGCCATGGCGGTAAAGCTGGCCGATGGCACAGTGTGGGCGCGTGACAAGCTCCCACAAATCAATTCGGTAGTTGACTTTACAAAAGCCGACCAGCCGATCCCATTGGTTCACCCGGAAACGAGCGAATCAATCGGGCAGGACACCAATCTGCAACAAGTGTTCATGAACGTGCTGGCCTACATCCGATACGTTCAACGCGAAGCTGACAAGGCGGCAGACGCCGCAAAATAACCTAAAGGGCAGCAGGCATGTCGCTGCTCATATTATTTAGCGGTAATGTAAGCGGCACTAGCGCGGCGCTTACGGGTGTTTCTGCCACAGGGCAGACGGGCACACTTGCGCCCAATATCACCATTGCGCTCACGGGTGTTTCGGCAACGGCGCAGCTAGGCACTCTTGCGCCTGTACTCTCCATCCCTGTAACTGGTGTTTCCAGCACAGGTGCGCTTGGCTCCGTTCTCGCATCCTTCGGGATAAGCGCAACAGGCGTAGCAGGTACGGGTCAGGTCGGCACGCTAGGCGTTGATTTCCAAGTACCGCTAACAGGCGTCCAAGCTACCGGCGCACTCGGTACGCTCTCTGTTGCCAATGGTGACATTACCCTGGCTCTGTCTGGTGTTGCAGCCACAACAGGACTCGGGTCACTCTTACCTGCTTTCAGCATCCCGGTTACAGGTGTTGCAGGCACTGGCGCACTAGGCCAACTTGCCCCAACCATTGCCCCGGCGCTGACTGGCGTTGCAGGGACTACCGCACTTGGCACAGTTTCGCCTGCTTTCTCAATCCCGATAACAGGGGTTTCAGGAACAGGTCAACTCGGTACTTTGGTGGTGCCAGGGGATGTAACCGTCGCACTTACGGGCGTTTCTGCAACTGCGCAGCTAGGCACTCTTGGAGTATTGCTTGACCAAATAACCAGTGGCGGTGGTGTCCCGAAGTGGAACCCATACCGCAAAGCAGGCGAGACGGAGGAACAAAAGCGCATCCGGCGCGAAGCACAAGGGATTATTGCCAAGGCCAAGGTAAAAGGCGCAGATATTCCCGCTCTGTTTGAGCAGGCAAAACAGGTTTCCGGGCTGATTAAGGCCGATATTGACCGGCTGGAAAAGCAGGCCACAGAGTATCAAGAGCTATTGGCCAAGCGTCGCACCCAGGCCCGTATCGAAGCCTTTGCGATGGCGCAAAACGATGCACTGGCGCAAAAACAGCTTCAGCAGGCACTGGTGGAGATACAGCTTCAAGCCGAATTGATGGCCGCGCAGGCCGAAGAACTGGATATTGTGTTTATCGCGGTCATGTTGGCCGCTTTATAGCCGAAAGGCCGCTACCGGCGCGTTGCCGGGTCTGCAATATAGTTTTTTTCTAACTATCTTGCAACTTTGATAGAAAGTGTTTATCATGTCTATAGAATCGCAAACCATCGAGGTTAGTGACGAACCAGCAGTTACTCTGGAAACAGTAACGCCCCCACCTGAGACCACTGCGGCTCCTGAGGGTGAACCTAAGCAGGCTGAGACGAAATCGTTTACTCAAGCTGAGTTAGACGAAATCATCCAGAAAGAGAAAGCGAAAGCCGAGGCTAAAGCCGAACGCAGGGCATTGAAAGCCTACCGCGAAACCCTTGAAAGGTTTGCGCCGCAACAGACCACGCAGTCAGAACCAGACGGAAAGCCAACCCGGGCCGCATTTAACGGCAACGACGAAGCCTACGTTGAAGCGCTGACAGACTGGAAAATTGGGCAACGCGACAAGGTTCAACAGGCTCAAGCGCAGGAAACAGAGCGAAGCACACGCGCAACGAAAACGGAAAACCTGTACAAAGAAGCCGAAAAGCTCTCAGGTTTTGACAGGGATGGATTTAACTCCGTTCTTGAAGACTACGGAACCCCGACTATCGCGCAGGCGATTTCCGACAGTGACGTAGGCCCGCAATTGATGGCGTGGATGAACTCCAACCCTGACGATGTGGCCCGTATCTCAAAGCTCTCCCCGGTCAGGCAGGCGGCAGAGATTGGCAGACTAGAGGCGAAGCTTTCAGTCGTCAAAGCAGCAAAAGAACTCCCAACACCAATTAAAACGGTAGCGGGAACTGGCTCAGTAACCAACGGCGACCCTTCCAAAATGTCCATGGACGACTACATGGCGATGCGGAAAAAGCAAGGCGCAAGTTGGGCTAGGTAACAACTTTAAAGGACTTAGAAAATGTCAAACACAGCAGTAACCTGTAGCATCGTTGCCAAGGAGGCTCTGCCTATCCTTGAAAACATGTGCTCATTCTCCAAGAACGTGAATCGCGATTGGCAGGATGAATTCACCGGGAACATCGGACGGGGCTATATGCCTGGTTCGCAGATTCTCATCAAGAAACCGCCGCGCTACACGTACCGTGCTGGCCGCGTGTCAGTGCCCCAGGCAACCGTCGAGACTAGCGTCCCGCTGGTGCTGTCTCAGGGTGGCTCTGACCTCAACTTCACGTCTCTTGACCAGACGTTGAACTTCAACAAGCTGGAGCAGAAAGTCGCTGCCGCTATCGCCCCGATTGCGAACGAGATTGACCGCCAAGGCTTGGCACTGG